TCCGCTGCGAGCCGGATCGACTCCAATAACAATAGGCGCCGTCTCATCCTTGTACTTGCTACGCGACATCGCCAAATCCACAAGGCTTGGCGGTATGAATTGATCGTCTCCTTCAGACGGAAATTCACCATAGACTTCCACCTTGGCTTGCGGTGAGTCGATGCCGTATTCGTCGATGATCTGCTGGTAGACGGACTTATCCGTCTCTTCAACGGTGCGAGCGTCAATGTTGCGGGTGTTCCAGAACGCACGCTTAGAGTGGAACGCCTCGAAGAAGTAGCCCTCGTTACGACGGGGGTTGCTAAAAGACATCCAAAAACGGTGCGGGGTGTTCTCCGTAAAGAAGCCTGCCGTCACCGACCAGATGGGGTCAGGGATACCGCTGGCTTCGTCGAAGATGACCATAACGCCGTCGAAGTTGTGGACACCGGCATATGAATCGGGGTTCTCTTCCGACCACAGGCGACCTTCGACGGACCAGTAGCGCGTGCCTTTTTTAAGGTCACGCTCAACGAGTTCGGCAAGCCACTTAGCGGGCATCACGCGGGTAGCGCTAATCTCAAACCAATGCGAGTTGATCAGGAGCGCTGCCCACTTAGTAATTTCTGCCCATGTGATCGAGCGTAACTGCGCTTCCGAGTTAGCCGACACAATGGTCGTTGAGCCTATGCGGGTACTTAGCATCCAGAGGATGAGCCACGACACGAGCGCAGATTTACCGATACCGCGACCCGAAGCCGTAGCCATACGCAGGACTTCGTAAGAAGTGGCAGTCTTGTTCTTCGCAACATGTGCGGCGATATCTCGCAGGATTTCCCGCTGCCACTTACGCGGACCCTTGAAGTGTTCTAAAGGCGTGCCTTTCTGGCCCCAAGGGAAAGCGAGTAGCACGAAGGCCTCTGGGTCGTCCTTAATCACGGGCGACCAGAGTTTGCTCATCAGCAACTCTTCTTCTTCGGGGCTATAGATCGGCTGTTGCACGTTCGTCCTTCAGGGTTAGCGGCTCAGTAGCCTCATGCGCTAATTGATCCGGTGTAGCGTCAAATACGCGGCCCGCCAAGACGCGAGATTCTGCCTCTTGCAGCGCGGCGACAATACTAATCTGGGATTTGATATCCACTTGGACTTGCTGTTTAGCCACCCAACCATGAAGGTTTTGGAGCAGGGCGAGCGCGGCTTTGGTGTCCCCATTAATCGCGCCTTCTCGCAAGGCCGACGCTGCCTCAACTTCAGAGTCCGCACGACCTTTCCCCTCGGCGACCGCAGCCGCGTTATCTAACTGGCAGAGTCTACGGTACTCAACGGGCAACAACCCAGCCGCAAAGGCCAAGGCGTCACCCTTTAGCCCGAGTTTAGCGGCGTCGTAAATCTTCTCCAGAACCTCCGGCGATGCCTTCAGTTCACGAGGCGCAAAAGGAATGGACTTAAAGGATTCTGTTACGAGGTTCATACCGGAACTCTTTGCCAGAACAGGCGGGAACGTCAGACATCCAGCCGTGGTGGGTGGCGTGGGCACACCAGACCTTCTCAGCAACCTTAGTCACCTGAGCGGCCCAGAAGCAAGAGCGGCATACCAGAGACTTGGCAGCAAACTCTGCCCACTCCAACTCCGACATACGTATCGACATAAGCGGACTGTAACAGAAGGTTTGGCAAGGAAGGAAGAGCAAGAGCAACGTGCAGGGTGATCCTGCCGGGAGGCCGCGATCTCCAACAACCGTGGAGCCTGTGTGCCGAGGCGGAAGCGTCTAGGGAGAAAGACGTTTAGTGCCTTAGATGGTGGAATCCTTTCCTTCAGTTACCTCTCGGTCGCTACCAGCGCATCTGGTCAGACGTTGCTAATAAAGGATAACGGTAAAAGGTTTATTAGTGGAGAGGGTTAATAAAAAAATAAAAAGTTTTTGTGAGGGCATCGTAATCGTGACCGGCCAACGCCATGCCCCACCCCCCCTGTTGTTTTGCCACAACACCCTGTTGTGCGTGTACCACAACCCTAGACGCTAATCATTCTTATTAGCCATAACAGAATCGTTTGCAATACGTTATGTTGCGTAGATGCAACACGTTGCGTTTGTGCAACATGGCTAGGTTGTGGCGTAGATGCAACAGTCATTGTTGCGTAGGTGCAACAAGGTAGGCAGAAGCGGTGATTCTGTTAGTAATGTCAGTACGTAGTCATTTTTTTAAAACTAGTTTTCTACACGGTACATTTTTACGAATCAGGCTAGAAACTCTCTTTTTTACTAACACTCCTCGATCTCCCTTATTTTTCAGCCACTTCAGCGTAAGTAACCCTTTTTCGCCAAACCGTCATAAAACGTTTTACAGACGACATCGAGCAACCCTTAGCCTTGCCCTTAGTTTGCTCTGAAATCGCCTGTAATAGAGTGATCCACAAGTTATCCACAGTCTCAGCCTTTTCAGCCTTGCCTAACAGAGTGACTGTAAAAAAGTTGTTTACAACCATAACGGAAGTCTCTAGGCTCTCCATGTTGACAACAAACACGGAGACATAGAAATGAGGTTTTACGTAGTCGAAAGTTTCGAAGGCATTTCGTTAGGCGCTTATGCAACCTTGAAGCAAGCGGTAACCGAAGGTCGCGCCATATTAAATGACGAGTTTGAAATTTGCGGAATGGATATAGATGTAACCGCAGAAAACATCCGTAGGCTTGTCGGCAACATGGGCGCTTATGCCAAAGGTGAGTCAACCTACTACGACAACCTCGGGCGACGGTTAGCGGACTAGGTCGAAACTGCCGAGAGGCAGTCTAGCGGTAATGCCGCTACTGACGAGACCAACTAACACGGAGCAACTAGCCATGAGCATCCAGACCATTAGAAAGATTCAAGCCATGATTGACAGAGGCCTCAGCGCCTACCACATCAGCCAAGCGCTGAAGGCTGAGGGCAAGCGTGTTTACTGTTTCGGTAGTTACTACACCGTAGGCCGCAAACTTGCTGATCGAGTTTGCTTTTACGAAACCGATAACGGCGTGAAGTGCGGCTCAGTTGCTGAGATGCAATTCCGCAACGCTAAGAGCAAAGACGCAGACGTTACCGGCTTGCGCTCGCTGTTTAACTTTTAATTACGGAGCATCTAGCCATGCAAACCACAGACTTCACCGGGACATACGATTATGAAAAAGAAGAGGCTTTGTGTGAGGCTAACTACCTCATCGAGCAGGTAGAGGATGGAAGCCTCACCATCGACCAATTACCGCTAAAGATCGAGCGTGCTCGCATCCATTGGCGAAAGTCTCTGAACAATCCTGAGTCATTCGCTGACTTTGACGCTCACTTCACCGCCACCCTTAGCGCTTATATGGAGTCTGCAAAATGACCCGCTTCCTTAACTCCATCGTTTTTGTCGGCTTCACCCTCGCTTGTGTTGCCATTGTCATAGATTCATTTACACTCGGAGCCGGTGGCATAACCGTTGCCGGTATCGCCGCCCTTATCGACTACTGCCGCAATTAATAACCAAACACGGAGAACAATCATGGGATACACAATCAACGACACCGACAACCGTTACAACGGATGGACTAATTACGCTACATGGCGCGTCAATCTGGAGATATTCGACGGGTTCGACCCCTCTGACTATTTCTCAGGCTTTGACGCTGACGATATCGACGCATTGGCTGACGGCCTGTCTGACTACGCCGATCAAGTGTTGTTCGAGTGCGCTACCGTCGAGGGGTTAGCCGCTGACTATGCCCGCGCTTTCCTGTCTGACGTTAACTGGCGAGAGATTGCCGAGCATATGTTGGACGCCATCAAGCAGGAGGCCGCATGAAAATCGAAGTTATCGGAGCGCGTGGTAAGTACACGGGCGACCTACTATCTGCCGCGCCTGACCTTCTGGACGCTTGCCGCTGTGCGCTTGCCGACCTTGAGGGCATCCTGCCGGAGTACGACCCCGAGCGAGAACACCCCGCATGGGAAACGCTTGCAGAGGTTCGAGCCGCTATCGCTAAGGCTAGCGGGGAGGCTTTATGAAAAAGTACGCTGTCATAATTCATCTAGAAATTGACGAAGACGAGGACGTATACCACCCTGCAAAGTGGGGATTTGACGAACTAATCGGAAGCGAGGTGACAGGGTGGGAAGTGTTCGACGTTACCGACGAACCCGTCGAGCGCGTCCGTATTGACTCGGACGGCGCGGAGGTTATCGCATGAAGTACTTTGACGTAGTGCTATATGCGACCGTGCAAGAGGTTGTGAGCGTAGGCGCAAGGGATGAGGACGAAGCCGCAGAGATAGCCCTATCTATCGTGAAAGCCGGTCATGTGGCTTGTTCCACCCTTGATTGGGAAGTAGAAGAGGTCAACGTAGGAGACCCCCTAGATGTCGCAGACTGATCAGATACGCGCCGCCCTGATTTTAGGGCGGTCGCTTACCCCTCTGGACGCGCTCCAGGATTACGGCTGTTTCCGCCTTGCCGCTCGGATTGCCGACCTCCGCCGTGAGGGTATGGACATCGAGTGCATTAACGAAACTAAAAACGGCAAGCGATACGCCCGTTACCAACTGCGGAGGCCTTATGTCTTGCTATAAACTCTGGCGCAAACTGACTAGGTGGTTTGGCCGTGGCTTGATCGACTGGCGGGAAGTGCCGCCGCCAAACGTCCGCTCTAGCCGCGCACAGCACCCATTGTCTAACTATTGGTGAGCCTATGGAAAAGCCACACATACCCACCCTACAAGAACTAGAGGCTATGTTTGCCGAGGACGATACACCCCTCACCTACCGCGCACCCCCTGACGCTGCGCGGCTCCAAACGGCTGTGCGGGCGTTTATCAGCGCGTGGGACGATGACTTAACCGTGAGAGAACTCGCGCCTTTTGTGGAGGAAGTGCGCCGAGCGTTGGAGGGTAGGCCGTGACTGAGTTTCACGAACGATGGGGGTTGCAGCCAACCTATCCACGGCTAACCCGTTGCACCCGCCGGTACTGGATAACGTATCTGTCGCGCTGCATTGATACCGCGAGGGCTAACTTATGGCGGGATTCTTGATCGCCGTCGCCTTGACGGTACTTGCGTCGATATTGTTCGACGATTGAACGAGGGGGCGCAAGCCCCCTTTATTTCACCATCTGCAAGTCTGGTTTGCCTTCAAGCATCGCCCTGATATCGGACTTGCTACGGTCGGCCAACTCGGGAGCCACCCAGAGGTGTTTCGGGGTCTGATATTCGCGGCTCATAACTCGGCCAATGTCCTTCCAGCCGCTCTCCCGTAGTGCCACAAATAACGTCTCTCTGGAGGGCTTATGGCCGTCCGTACCTGCGGCAATACCAGACAGCACCTCTGACCACGGCGACCCTATAACGCCTCTGGCAAAGACTCCGCGACGTTGCCGAACCATGTCACAGATAAATGCCTCGCCGCCGCTCATGCCAAGATCGACCATCGCCAATTTCGCATCGGTCAATGGCGGCACGGCTCCGGGATTGAACGCGCTAACGTCTCGCGCATCCAGATAACCGGCCACAGCCTCAAACCCGCCCTTGCCGTACCAATCCCAGAGCCTTGCGGCTTCATCGTCTGGTAGGCGTGGCGCTACCGACCACACCACGAACCAGCGTCTATCGTCAGCCGGGATCGTGATAGGCGCTCGGTCGTTACTGAAAGCCAGAACGAAGAGCCTGTTGACCACATAGTACGGGTGCTGTTGTTTCTTATTGACCAGCAGCAACTCGGGCGGCGCAGCGATCACGGGTTTGAGGTTATTTTCCATCGCTCGGCGGTCATCGCCTTTTCGATAACGAATCTCATTTAGCACGATCACCTCGGACTCGTAGGTATAGCCCCACGAACCGGCGACTTCTTCAGCCCTAGCCACGGCTATGTTCTTTAGCGAACCGCCGCCAATAGACCATAGGAAGGGCGCCCAGAGCGTGTCCTTACCGCCACCCGGTAGCCCGGTGTGCAGCACGGCGTGGTTGATCTTGCGCTGTGGGTTCTGCCGCTTGTACGCCATCACGTTCAAAACGTGTTCGCGCTCAAAGTCGGCAGGAATCATCCGATGCAAGTGGTTCAGCCACAGCGTTACGTCCGCGCTCTGTGCGGCTGGCCGTGAGTCCTTCCACTTGTTGACGTAGCCCACCCCGGCTTTCTTTAGCAACTCGGTTTCACCCGGCGCATAGGTCAGGGCGTTAGCGACGTAACTACCCATGGCCGCACGGTTCTCATCAAAGAAGGTAGCCGCCTCGATGCGTCTAGCCTTGTTGTGTACTGAGTAGCACGGCGTGCCCCGAAACAGGGCGTTAAACGTCTGCCGGGAATAATCCTGATGCGTCTTTACATCGAAAAACAGGTCGCCCTCGGCAACGTAAACGAATCGTTTAAACCAGTCAGCCGGTGCCAACTGCGATACATCACCATCCGCGAGACTTTCGTATTCATCCATTGCATAACCCCACTAATCTGCTATTCTCACGGAGCATTGCGATTTTCTCCGTGTACTTCTCCTAGAGAGACTTCAGCCCCACCTCACCGTGGGGCTTTTTTTATGGACTGCCCATTCGTCGGTTAGCCGAGATGGTGCGCCAAGTGTCGAGGACGATCCGCTCAGTCTCGCGCTTATTCGCCATCTTCGAGTACAGCGCCACAGCCGCACAGTATCGCTCATGCGCCTCTTTGGTGGCGTGGTGGGTCGCGGCAATCGCTTGCCGCTCCGCCACCGTACCCTCAGCATGGGTAAAGACGGCCTCACGGGTCGCCTTCCATCCATACTCAGCACGCTCCATCTCAGCCTTTGCCAGCGCACACGGCTCGTCTGTATCGACGAGGTACCGCAGCGCTTTCTCGGCTCTTTCTTCGCTAATCATTAGAAGCCCAACGGATCGTTGAGGTCAGCCTTTGACCAGTTGTCCTCAGTCAGCCCCGCAGCAGGCGCAGGCTTCTGCGGCCTTTGCTGGCCTTCCTTCAACTGGACGCTAATGGACAAAAAATTGTTACCAGCCTTTGAGGCTTTCTTCCACGCAGACAGTTTGTACTCCGTGCCGCCCACGTTTAGGTCGCCAGTGAAGTCCGGGCGCTTTTCGTTGCCCTTCTTGTCGTTCGGAAACAGCACGCCACGATTGGTATTGTCATAGTTCACAGGGTCATCTCCTTCAGTTTAGAAACTTTAGCATCCAACTCAGCCAAAAAATCAAATACCTCTTTCTCCAAAAGGGTGATGCAGTCTGTATCCCTTGGGATACGCAGCACCAGCAGTTGTAACTCCTCGGGCATGCGAGGATCGTATGAAACCCAATCGCACCAGTCCGTACCCGTGCAAGCCATTTGCCATTGCATCTGATAAAAATATTTTTGCGGCGGGTCGCGCTCAAAAAGGTACTCAATATGCGTGGCAGTTGAGGGGCATTTAATTTCAACGCAGCCGTTTACGCCTACCAGTCCGTCAGGGCTGGCTCCTGCCATCTCGATTGCAGGGTGGTTGATAAAGCCGACCTCTGTGACGAGTTCGCCAACCTTGGCGCTGTAAGCGTCACGCGCTGCGGCTTCCTGCTCTACACCCCACTCCATCGCTGCTGTAGAAAAACCTTCCGTTGGCTTGCCGGTTAAGCGTTCGCATACCAACTGCGCCATGTAGTTTGCGCGAGTAGCGGCATAGCCACTCTTCGTGCGTGCCACTACGTCAGACACCTTCGAGGCAGTTACCTTGCCCAGACGGGCGGTGTGCCATTCTGTTGTCCTTTGCTCCATCACTGCCACCCTCGCTGGCTCAGGTCAAAGTTCGCAATCGGTCGGCGGCGCATGATGTTCTCGCTCGGCCACACCAGCAGCACAGAGCCGTACTCATGCTTCCAGCAGCCTTCGTTCGTCTCACCGTCTTTGGTGTAATAGAACGCACGCTGCAAGCCATCAAGGTTTGCCTTGCTAGTGCCAAATTGGTTGGCATCAATCTTCAGCACACACGGATCGGTTGTCAGCACTGTCTTGCCGCCAAACTTCGGCGCGTTATCTGCCGTAGCGAACACTCCAGCCTGAGCCGGAACCGAAACCATCAAACCAATCAATATCGTTTTCTTCAACATCACACTCTCCCTAAGATTTTTTTACGGCCATCGCGGGTCATGCACAACGACTGCAACTTGTTGTAGTCAAAGTCGAGCATGTCGCAAATCCAGCGCATCGACCCAGCGTCATCACGACGTGAAAAAATCCAATGAAACGCAGCGCCTCGGCCATCGGCGTTGTCTGCGTCTTTAATCGCCTGCCACAGCACGGCAGACCACAGTCGGCGGTAGCCCGAGTCATCTGTTGATGGCCGATCTACGTCGCTCGGACGTTTGGCGAGATGACTAATCATGGATATTTCTCCAATCGTAGGTGTTGAGGGGAAATAACTCGTGTGGTTTCTGAATAGTCAGAAGGTGTCGCCTTTTCCCATGCCAAGTCATGCGGCAACCAACCGAGAATCTCGACGGCTCGTATCTCTGGCATGACGGGCTTGGCGACGAACAACACCAAGCCTTTACCGATCTGGTGTTGTCGCACAGCGGCAGTGTTACTGGTTCGCACGCGACGAACCTCAATGTTCCTGCCAACGTCAGGCCAATCCTTATAGAGTTGGTGATCGCGGGCGTCCCACACATGGGCGTGCCAATAGCGGTTGGTGTACTTGGCTACGGCCAACTCTGCTGCACACGCAGCCACCTGCGCCGTGCGGTCGTCTTCCATGCGCTTCGGGTCGTAGTGTAAGGCGTCTTGGCTATCCCACCTTGCCGAGCAGCGTCGAGCGCCGACAAGGTTTACCAAGTCATACTCCCACCGTTCTAGTTCAATAATGGGATAAGTCATGCGCTCGGCACCTTGTACCAAGACAAGACAATCTCAGCCGCATCACGATGATCTTTCAGCAAGCGCAGGTCTTTGGCCTTGTTCTTTTCAAACACGCCGTTTGGATACGCACCAGCCTTACGCTCCTTGATCATCTGCTCCATCGTTTCGACGGTATTGGTCAGCGACCAAGCCACGATGTATGACTCAACATCATTCAGTATTTCTTTCATTAGCCTCTGCTCCTTTAGGCTTAGGCCAACTTGCTTTTCTTTTCGCTGAACAGGCTCAGATGCACCTTTCGCTCGCTTGCGTTTAGGCTTTTCCATATTCCGTTTAACTCCTCGATAGTGGCTGCTAGTTGTACTGCCGCTTCAACGGCAGGATCGGTAGTGGCTGCGGCGACTTCATGCGTCTGCGAGTCGGCGTCGTTGTCGCCCTCGGTCGGGATGCAGAACGCTTGGAAGGCGGCATACTTGTAGGCGGCAGACATGGCCTTGTTGCTGGCCTTGTCGCCCGAGTCCATCGCCTCACCTACGGTAATGACCGTGTGCTTGCTGCCGTCTTCGGCGGCTACGAAGTCAAACTCTACGGTCAGCGTGACGTAGAACAGCGCAGTGCCTTGGCGGTTCTGGCGCTCGATAACCTGTCGGTCGGTGACGCGAGGCAGGATGCACAGGCCGTGCTTTGACAGCAGCGGCGAGAGCGCACCGTAAACGGCGTCGATGCCACGGAAAGCGTAGCCCTGCGACTGGTTCTTGCTGTCTTTGCTGATGCCGATCTTGGATAGTTCGGCGGTGACAGCGGCAATCTTCTCGTAGACCTTCATTGCGGGTTCCTCAGTTTGGCGGATGCGGCGTCAATCGCAGCGATGCACTCGGCAAACGCTTGGTGCAGTTTAAAAGCGCCTTCGGCTTCGATGCGGTTGAGTTCGTTTAAGCCTTCGATGACGTTGAAGGCGGCGTGTTCGGCGCGGCAGTGCAACTCCATGAGTCGGTCACGTTCCTGCTCGGCCAAGATTTGATAATCGTCTTCCATTGCTTTCTCCATCGGGGCCAATCCCCGAAGTGCAGTATACTCCCGTTGACGATACTGTCAACACCTGTTACTGTGCAATCTATGACACCGAAACAACTACTGAAGATTTATGGTTCCCAGAGCGAGATTGCTCGGGCGTTGGGCGTAACCCGGCAGGCTGTGCTGCGCTGGTTCAAGGAAGACAAGATTCCTGCGTTGCGCCTCTATCAAATTCAATGCGTGCTGAAGGTCAATGAATAATCCAGTCACAAATAGCACCGACATATCGTGGGCGTCACAGGCCAACGTGCGGTATTGGGAAAGCGTCAAGCACACGCCATTTGGCAAACTGCGGTTAGCCGATGCGTACCTTGCTCGGATCGGCGTAGGCGACTGGTCGCAGCGTGCGGAGCGCACCTCGTGGCTGAAGAACTACGTGGGCGACATCCTGCGTTCGCTGGACGATGCCACGGAGGCATACGGCGACCCGCACGTTCGGGGAATGGTGAGGGAACTGTGGGGCGAGCCGGGCGTGACGAAGTTGAAGGCTAGGTGTAAACCGCACGAATCAACGACGAACAGGGGATGAAGCAATGGCATGGGGCAAAATCGGCGAAGAAAATCCAAACGCTACGATGACGGTTGAGATTGTGAAAAAAATCAGAAAGGCTCAAGCATTGCGTAATAAATTAACTGACAAATCATTAGCCCGCAAATACGGAATTAGCCCAAAAGCGGTTAAGGATGTAATGGCTCGTAAACGATGGAAGCACGTTCCATGATTCATTATCACGGAACACCCATGACCCCAATCGGCGACATGATTAAGTCGTTTGCGGCGCGACATGCAATGGTAAGTTACGAGCATCCGCAGCAAATTGAAATTGCAGCAGAGATTTGCCAGTCCGTTGTTTTAGACAACGGGGCATTCAGCGCGTGGCGTCAAAACAAGACATATGATTTTTCCGGGTATGCAAATTGGGCCGAAAAGTGGATTCGACATCCCGCAGTTGATTGGTGCGTGATACCGGACAAGATTGATGGCACTGAAAGCGACAATGACGCTTTGCTGCGAGATTGGGGATTACCGAAACACTCATCTGTTCCGGTATGGCACATGCACGAGTCGTTGGATCGACTTGAGCGCCTTTTAGAATATCCTCGGATTGCCTTGGGTTCCTCTGGGGCTTATGCCAGCGTTGGAAACGATTTGTGGTGGAAACGTATTGCAGATGCAATGCGGGTGATTTGCGACGAACAAGGACATCCGAGGGTTAAATTGCACGGCTTGCGAATGTTAGACCCCGGTGTTTTTAGCAAGTTACCATTAGCCAGTGCAGATAGTTGTTATGTCTCACGCAACGTCGGCATGGATACGGCGTGGAAAGGGCCATATGCTATGACATCGCGCTACGTTCGAGCCGTATGTTTAATGGAGCGAATTGAACGTCACGCAAGTGCGGCGTACTGGTCGGAATCCGCAATAGCCGCTTATCAGAATTTTGAGTTATTTGGTTAAAGATGCGCTACGCCAAACGTCGAGACAACAACCACACCGACATCGTAGAAGCCTTACGTAAGGCGAACTTCGAGGTCATCGACTACGCCTCGGCAGGGCACGACATCCCTGACCTGTTGGCCGTCAAGCCAATGCACGACGGTATGGCGTGGATTTGCTGGATAGAAGTCAAGGCTAAGGGCGGGCGGCTGTCAGAAGGCCAGAAACGCTTTCAGGGCTTCTTCCAGCCGAGGGGCGAGTGGTACGAAGCCCGTGACCCGGACGACACCGTATGCGCCCTACAGGCACTTTACTTGCAGCGCCTTAAATAATTCATTTACAATACGGCCATGAAGAACTGGCGCGTATTGAACCAAAACCTGAATCTGTTTAACGAGGCCGAGGTTAAGGCACTCTTGGACGAGGAGATTGCCGGTCAGCGGCGTTCCACGTTCCTCAAGCGCTTGCACCAGCGGTACTGCACCCTGCGTGCAAACCGCGAACGGGCTGAGATATTCAGCGCCGCCGCCAAGCCTGCGGTTGGTGTACAATTGGATAATGCAGAAGCAATGCACCAAGTGCCTTCAAATCAAACCACTAACTGAATTCCATCGGTTTAAGTCGTCAAAGGACGGCCATAAATCCCGTTGCAAGCCGTGTAACTCTGCTGACTCCGCGCAGTGGCAGCGCGATAACCACGACAAGTATTACGCCCGATATAAGCAGTGGGCGGAAAACAATCGAGACAAGACGCGAGCAGCCTCAAAGCGCTGGAACCAGCGTAACCGTGGCGTGGCGTATAAGCGGCGAATCGAGAGCGTTGGCCGCGAAGTTGAAAACGCACGATCCCGTGAATGGTCTGCACAAAACCGCGAAAAGGCGCGGGCGTGGAAGTCCGCATGGAAAAAGAATAACCCTGCTGCCGTTGCCGCAATGACCGGCAAGCGACGGGCGGCGCTTAGAAATGCTATTCCGTTATGGGCGAATGGCGACGCAATATCGCGTATATACCAAGAGTGCCAAAGCAAGCCGGGGCATCATGTGGATCACATAGTTCCTTTAATTTCAGAATTAGTGTGCGGGCTGCACTGTGAGGCCAACCTGCAAATTATTCCTGCGATAGAAAACTACTCCAAGAACAATCGCAGGTGGCCTGATATGCCCTAGAACTTCCTGCGCTTAAATTTAAGGAAGTCCACCCCCTCGTCAGGGTCCCAGAACACCTTGACCAAATCGGGATGCTCTGGCGGCAAATATGGGTCAATGATCGTGACCGCACAAGGCGAAAGGGTCATGTCTCTAAACCCTCTCTCCTTGCTGTATCTATCGTAAGTCTTATACGAGGCCACCTTGCAAGCGTGCATGGTAATGCCGCTATCTGGGTCTTTAAGAACGGCATACGCCGACTCGTGCTTATGGCCCGCTACTGCTACGTGGTCTCTGACGCCCATCGTTAAGGCCTTCATCGGCCCGTGCGCTGGGTTCCAAATCGACGAGCCGGAAAAATCATGGCGAGCGTTTATACGGACTCTGGCGTCATTCTGGAATTGCAATTGGATGCGGCACTCGGATGGCCGATACATCGTCCCCTGAGACTTCGTAATCCATTTAAGAGGGTCTCCGGCCCCAGCCCATAGGTCGTGGTTGCCTCCAATCATGTACAACCACGGACACAGCCCTAAGAACCATTCGGCCAGTTTCCAAGCCTGTGCGGCAGACGTGGACTGCTCTGCATACAATCGAGCGAGCCTGCCTACCCATGCGTTTGTTGAGTCGCCCACGTTGGCCGCAAACAAGCCTTTAGTATTGCGTACTAATAAAGCATGCTTTTCTAGCAGGCCAATGTCCGTGCCGTCGTCATCAACGTGCGGATCGCCGAAATGCAAGATGCCTACCGGGCCATCAATTGTGACCCTGACAGGGATAAGTTTAGAAGCCTCTTCGTGCCTCTGTTTCTGGGCAAATTGTTTTTTCCGATGAGCGACTAACTCTTCAATCGGAATATCGTCGTCAGGCAACGGGGTAAACGAAAACCCCGGTTTTTCTACAATCTGCTGTCCCTGCTGATACGTGGAGTCGGGAATCGTATACCCCTTCTCCTTCATCTTCTTTATCCGCATCAGCAGGCTGCGCTCGTTCAATCCAAACTTGATAGCGACCTTTGCTCGTATCCCGTTGGCTTCCTGTAGCGCCGCTAGTATTTGATCGTCGGTTGCCTTTGCTCGCATTGCTTACCCCATAGTAGTGAGCATCTGTTGCAGCAAGTGTCCGATTCGATCTACAAATTGCTCATCGCGGCTAAGGTCATCGTGACCAGCGATGTCGAGCATTGCGTGGATTGCCTCATGCGCCCACACTTGCTGCCGGTTTGTGCCTTTACAAGAACTTACGATGTGTATCTCGTATTTGTCTGGAAGCCACATTCCAACACAATTTTTGCCGTGGCGCCACTTGGAGGGCGAAATTACTTTGACTTTTATGGTATGACCGGCTAGTTGGAAGCGCTCAGGTATGCCGTCAGTTCTCATATACGCCTCCTAATATGACCAAACGCTGGGTCTTAGACCGCCCTCCAAAGTATCCAAATGTATGAAGCGGCCATTACCTTTTTGTTGAACACCAATACCAGTAAAGCCCATCTGAAAGGCTAACTTCAATAGTCGGTGTGCATCCGCTCCGACCACAGCGATGTCACAGGCGCAGCCCGAGGCGTGCGCTCCGGGCTTGGCTTTCTTAGCCTCAATAGGATGTTTAGCGCAGCGGTAGCCGGACGTAATCGTCATCGGCTTGCCGTAGGCAGAACGCAGGGCTTGGAGTTTGTTCATAAACTCCTGCTTCATCTCGTTCTTTCCGCAGTGCGAGCAGTTGAACTCGTCAGCCTTAAAGTTTGGTACGAACGCCCAATCCACGCTAACCCCCGTCTTTTACCCACCCCTGCAAGGCACGCAGTTTAGCGTTTTCCGCGTCACAGGCGGCGGCTAGGGCGTAGAGGTCGGCTCCGATGTCCGGCCCCGGCGTAGGATTTGTTCCAGTAGTTCGCTCATCGCTCCCGGTGGTGGCGGAGGAACTAGTAGTTCTGAGGGCGGCATCCCCGTCGCTCGTGGCTGGGACGTTGTTGCACAGCCGGACAACAGGGCGATTAACAGCACGATCAAGAGTACGTTTACGAAGGCGCTCAATCTCCAACTGATACGAGTCTGAAGCGCGTTCAGCACGCGCACGGTCAGCCCGTTCCGCAGCCAAGGCGGCCTCCAGTCGTTCAATCTGCGGCCTGAGTTCTTTGCGTCCTTGCTCTTTAATCCACTGTCCTGCTGCAAACCCGGAGATGATGACGAGTGCCGATATAATCGCATAAGGGGCTATCCTCGCTAGGAACAGCGGGGTCACTTGTCAGCCTTTTCGTCCAACTTGTCCCAGATGCGGGTCAGGATTTGCTCAATACGCTCTAAGGCGGACTTGTAGTCATCGCGGCGCACGAACTGGTTCATCATCTCTTTGTGGTCGCGCTGAAGGTTCTCTAGGCTCGTCGTAATCGAGCGCAAGGTCCAACCGCCAAACGCTGCTGCAACTGCCACCGCAATGTTAAAAGCCGCCTGATAATCCACGTCACTTCTCCGAAAGCGCCTGCGTGGTGACAGCCCGCAGCACGAGGTTTGCCAAAGCGCCGACCATTAGGATCGCCGCAGCCACTTCCTGCCCCCACAGCACGGTCATGTGACCGCCCATCAGTTCAAGGCCGCCAAGGACGGCAAGCAGGATATTCCACCAAACGGTCTTGGATTTGAGTGCGCCTTGAAGCATGTGGCCTCCAATTACTCGGGTAACATTCCAGCCGCATACAACGTCGGGCCGACTTGCGGCACAACCTGCGGCATGATGGATTGCGGCATGATCGGTGAGCCGGTCAAGGCTTGCTGACGCAAACGAGCAGCCTGCATCAGCGCCAAACGGTTGGCAGCAGCGCGAGAACCGTAGCCCGTCACTGCTGTAGCAGCGGTAAAAGCGGGGCTTACAAAGAAACCACCACCATAGCCAGCAGCGCCAATACGACCGGGCAGCGTGCGAAGTTCGTTGATTCTAGGCGGCGCTAACGTGCCGATGCCCGAAAGAGCATTTACGGTGTAGTTACCTTCGGCAAGGTCTTTAATGACCTTACGCTCTTCCTCGGAAAACGCCTTCATAGCCCGTTCGTCGTCGTTCAACTGTTGGAACTTACGACGCAAAAACACGGCAGGTTCTTGTGAGGAGCGGTTAGACGCCTTGATGATGTCGTCAATCTTCTTGCCGCGACTCATCTTGGTCCACAACGACCGCGCTTCTTCCAAATCCTCTCGCGCTACCTTGGGGAACTGCTCGGCAAACTGGTCAATCTGTTTAATAGCAACCGATCCAAGTTGTTGCTCTTTACCGCTGCTTTGTGCGGCACGGGCGGCAATACGTCGAGCGGTGTCTAATTGCTCAAGGCTAACGTCCAAGCCAAGTGCAGCATCGGACTCAAGCGTGTTGATCAGTTTGTTGATCTTGACGTGAGCAACGGGGTTGTATCGTTCAGCGGCCAAACTGTTTTTCAGGCCGCTAATAAATTCATTAAACTGGTCTAACTGAACTACGCCGCCCGCCTTTTCTGACGAATCATATTTGCGTTTGGACGCAGCCTTTACGTCTTCAACAGACGGTCCTTTAGGCTGCATGAAACGACCAACAACCTTGCCCGCACCGGGCACAGCAGCGCCAATCAAGGCGCCTTCTGCTATTTGCTCTGGCGAAACCACGCCAGCACCGGCACCGCCAGCGATAGCGCCGCCAGCAGTACGAGTAGCAATATCAGCAACGCGGGATGTACCGGGCGCAAATCCAGTGCGGAACCCACCGCTTTCAATCGCAGTGCCGAGGGCGCGTAACGCAGGTGATGCGGCGCCAGCGGTACGCACTACGCCGCCTAAAACAGGACCAGCGGCAAAACCACCAAGGACTTGAGCACCAGTTCTAACAGCCTGCATACGCTCTTCAGGCATCATGCCGGTTTCGGCTACCTGTGCGCGAAAGCCTGTTGCTCGATCACCAATGTCCCCTAATGATGGGGCACGTCTGCTCGGCATTACATCGGGCGCTCTAGCGGGAATAACCGCAGCCGGAGCAGCGACTTCTTCACCAGCCGTCCACCACTCCTCGGCAGGTTGTTCTTCAACAACCTTGCCAGATTCCCACCAGTTAGCCATTACGGCTTTCTCCGGGTCTTTCCGTCAGGGCCAACGTACAACGAACCAGACGGCAGTTTGTCTAGTTCAGCCTTTGAGTTAACTTTAACTGGGGCTGCTGCTGAAGCGGCAGGCGCAGCGGAAGGTTCAACAGCGCCTTTAGGTGCCTTGCCATATTGAGTTCGACCCCATGTGGTGTCGTACTCATCTGCGGCCTGAACTGCTAGTCCGTCCAAGAATGTGCGGATTTCTTGCAACTTTTCACGCGCACCTTCTTCGGTCATGGTTGGGCGAAGTTCCGCAATCATACCCTCAAGAATCGGCCACTCGCGCTCAGTAATCTGACCGATAGCGCCCGGACCAGCACCAGCAATAATCTTCTTACCGGCTGCCTTCAAGTTGTTCTTCAGCGATTCCAAGTCTGATCGCAGGTTAGCGGTCTTGCCGGACAACTCGCGGGAAGCGTAAGCGCCATATCCACCAAACAAGTTGTTAAACGAGTCGGTGTTTGCGGGGTCCAGCAAACGATCTATCTTGCTCGTAGCAAGTGAACGCTGCGTGTTGATAGCGTTGAGGGCGGTGTAGTCCTTGTTGTGCCTGCCGGATTGCTTGATATAAATATCAGAGCCTTCCACAGCCTCAACACGGCCAGCCTCGGAATTCCAACGCTCGCCTTTCTGTAGTTCAGGTGGTTTAACCATGCCTGACATACCAGCATTAGCGGTACGCTCTTCAAAACTTTGCTTGCGTTCGGCCAGTGCAACTTGGCGACGCTGGACGGCGATAGTATCTCTTTTTAACTCCGCATCAAGTCGCTCAGACGCAGTAAGCACAGCGTTTCTGGCTTGCTCAACAAACGCGGGATCGTATTGCTCAGGAATCTGTGCAACGTCAAGCCCCATATTTGTGGCCATGCCGCGAACACGAGCGTAACTCGGCGCGTCCACAGCAGACGTTACCAAGTTATACATGTCCTTCAATCGTTGGCTTTGCGCTTCGTAATCAGCCTTGGCCGCCTGTGAGCGCTGGGTTCCCATCGTTGCTAGGTTCTTAGCAATTTCGGCGCCTTGCGGACCAAACCGAAGCAACTGATTTTGCACTTCCGGCGACGAAAGGTCTGCCGATGACAGATAGTTACGCAGTTCTGTTTCGCGTTTAGCGGCCTCTAACTGCGCCATTTCTTGCTGGCGAGCAAGGCGATTCATGCGGCCAAGTTCTACGCCTTGCGTGTACGCGCCAAGCACGTTGACCGGCTCAATTTGGGTAGCGCCTATGACTGCCATGATTACACCACGTTCCCGTATTGCGGGCCTCGATAGTTAACCGCCATCAAATTCTGGCCGCCACCGGGCGAACCAAAGTAGCCACCTCGATACATGCCATAAGCGCCAGCCGCTTGACCGAGTGCATTGGAAAGAGCGTTAGCCTGACCGAGATAGCCAGATGCGCGAGCCTGACCGGACTGCATCATCAAATTGCCGACGTTGGCGCCATATTGACCGGCTTGATCAGCAACCTGCTGTGTGGCCGTTTGACCCGCACCGTACAAACTACCGAGTGCGCCAAGGCGGTTGCCCAACTGAGCCTGAGCGCGGTTAAAGGCATTTTGATATTCCTGCGAGGCTAAAGTTTGGCTGCGATCCAAAGTACCCTGTAGTATTGAACCAGACAGCAAACCCCCACGGGCGGCGGCAGATCGCTCCAACGCCTTTTGGCTTTCTGACAAACGGAACGCGTAACCGGGGTCTATTTGCAGGTCTTCCGGTCGGTAGCCGCGAGTTAGCATCCCGTAATCGGCGGCAGAGGCGTCACCGCCAATACCCAGCAAACGCATCAGTTCGTTTTGCGAGGTAATGCCAGCCTGACGGAACGGCTCGGCTAGTTCTGTCTGACGTTCAAATATCTCACGCTGCGTGTCTTGCGCTTGCTGCGAGGCTCGCTCTTGAGCCTGCGCGGCTTTCTTAGCGCCACGAGCGCCGATAGCGGCACTACCTGCGCTGCTGACTGCGGCAACTGTTGCTGAAATTGGATCAGGCATGAGGGAATTCCCCGCGATATGTCGCAAAACTTTCGCCGTATAGTGCCATTACCGCACCTGCTTTTTCCATAGCAGACTCTCGGCCCTGACACAACAGCACCACTAAAAGAACCAAGTCATAGTAAGCGGCACGCCACACGAACGACCGTTCGTCGGCCAAGCCACTGCGCTCGGCGTCATCCGAAGCCTTCCACTTCAGAATCGCCGTGCCCACCGCAGGCAATAACTGCCCTGCATGAGCCATAAAGAAACTGTTTGCAGGCATACCCACAAGGGTGCGCCACACGGTATCGTCCAGCGACTTACGGTCTACTGGGTCGCCATCGGCTACGTCGTCAAACACCTGCGTGACGTGCCACAAGTCAATCAGCCAAGCCACCGCATCTGGCGGCAACTCCAGTGCTGCAAAGTTCTCCCTTAGCCAGTATTCGGCTTCGGTCACGACACTTCCCGACCAGAGGATCGGATGTTGATAGCCGAGGCAGTGCCGGCAATCGTAGAGATAAACCCACCCGGTTGCAGCACATGACCGACTAACTCAGGGAACGTATACGTCTCAGAGGGCAGCAGGGTCTTGTTCTTGATGATCAAGTTTTGGTTGCCCGACGAGTCAAACTGCGTCACAAGGTTAATCGAGATCGTAGCCGCCGACGCGCTGTAGTTCGTGGCCGTGAACTTGTCGATAATGGCCGATACGTTCGTAGCCGTGTATTGGGTTACTTGCGTGTTCTCGGCAATCTTGGCCGGGATCAGGACTTTTACGTTAACTGCCATGTGTCACCTAAAAGGTAAATACCATTCGGACGCGACCGTTAGTGCCGACCAAGCCCGGATCGCCGCCCTCTACCGGGTCGCCACCGTTGCCGCCAGCGCCAGCAGTGAGGCTATTATCGCCTACGATGCCCGTAGCGCCGGTTTGGGTAAAGGCAGCCCCTCCGTTGCCATTTACTGACGGCGGCACCGTACCGCCCGTCTGCGTGCCTCCAGCGCCTTGCTGGCTGCCAAATATGCCAATACCGCCGTAGCCGCCAAAACCGCCCGTCGCAATCATTTCGTCTAGGGCGTAGGTTCCGGCGTAGACGACAGATTGAGTGCCAGCGCCGCCCACAGCGTCACCAACCGTGCCACCTCTACCGGCAGCACCAACAGTGTACAGGATAGTTTTACCGGCATCTGGTGCCGTCAATACAATGACTCGTTTGGCGTAGGCGCCACCGCCACCACCGCCACCGGGGTTCTCTTGCGGCTCGTACAAGAACTCGCCAAATATCTGCGTGACAGTACCGTAGCCACCGCCACCGCCCGCACCCCATACCTCGATGGTAACGCCAGTGGCTCCCGTGGGAATCGTGACGCTACCCGACCCAGACGAGAAGTCGAATACACCGGCACCGGCTCCCCCCGTCGTGCCTGCAATCGCCGCTGCTAAGGTAGCGCCGCCCATTAGGACAATCCCGCTCCGCTGATCAGCCAAGACGTGCTGCCAATCTTGACGCAGGTAGCCAAGCCGTTACGAGCCAAAGTGCGCGTGCCGGTTGTGGTGCTATTTGCCAGAGTCAGCGTGTCGGTTGTAATGGAAATTGATAGCGCGCTCGTATTGACGTTGACGATAATGATTACGGTGCCTACCGGAAACGCGACGGCAGAGTTGGCCGGAATGGTCAGCGTCAGGCTGGTGCCGTTCATCAGAATCGACTTACCGCGATCCGCCAGCACTAACTGGTAGTTAGCGGTCTTCGACACCTGCGGGGCTTCTCGATAGCCGACCGCATAGTTGGCGCTAACCGAGTCGTTGTCCGGGATCAACGGCGTACCAGTAAACGTGGGCGAGGCAATCGGCGCATAGGTCGCTGCCGCAGCCGTCGTCGTCAAGGCGTTGGTGATGCCATATCCGGCTACCGTCGTCGGCGTGCCGGTAATCGTGGACCACGCGACAGTCTCCGTAGAGATGTCGTTGATGCCAGCGATGTCGTCGTACTCGCCAATCTGGATGTCGCACGAGTCGGTCAGCACAAAGCGGTACTTAACGCCTTCTTGCAGCCACATGTCCTCTGGCAGTCGTCCGCCGCTATCAAGAATGATGGGGTTGGAGTTAGCCGTTGTGCCGAGAATCGACGTATACGTCGTCAGCGGGGTTGTGGTGCCAGCGGCGTAGGTATAGATCTTTCCGCCCGACAGCACAGAGCCGTCGTCGGTAAAGAACTGCGCCCCGGCTCCCGCAAAGGGTGAAAGGTAAACGGTCATACGTACACCTGCATAACAGTCAAAATGATTGAAGGAATGGCCGGAACTGGAGGAGCGGCGGCAAATTGCTGCAACTGCACGTCCAGCGCATCCACGGAAAAGTACAACTGAAAGTAATCGCCGTTAGACAACGGCAAGAAAAAGTTAGCGGCAGAGAAGATTTCGGCGTTGTTGCCTTGAATCTGAATCAGTGACGCAGAGTTGGCTACGGCAGTGCCGTTAATAGCAGGCCAAATGTACAGTCGCCCCGTACCGCCCGAAGTTTTGTCTACCTGAATAGAAAACTGGACGTTGTAGATAGCAGGTCGAGTAACTTTAATCTTGCTGCTATCGGCTGGGTCACGGTAAACGCCATACGCCGGATCAGCATTATTGTACGTGATGGCGTAGGCTGTGTTTATAACTGCCGCTACTTGAGTCTGCGTTGAAAAAAACGACCCGTAGTTAATAAGACCCGGCTCAAACCGAGGCGGACCTTTTTGTAAATCGTCTATCTGGCTCTTTACAACCGCCATCTCGTCCTCGACGTTAGCCGCCAACGAAGGCGACAACTCAAGGTCAGCAATAGAGGTCTGCGTGGTGCCGCCACCTGTCAACTGAAACTGGTTATTAAGAAAGCGGAACCATTCACGCGAAATCTGGTTAGTGCGCTCGTCAATAAACGGCACACGCGGGGCAGGGATTTGCGTGATGTTCTGGGTCACGACGAAGTGCCGCTGATCTGAAGTTCGGCGCCCATAATGGCGATCTTCACTGGATCAGTGCCGGACACCTCATACACCCGGTCACGCAACTTTAAGGTCATGCCAAGGCGACGGAAGATGGCGCGAGTGCCGTATTGACCAACGCGGCCCATAGATACCGCGCGCTCGCCATTCCAAGTGTGGCCGCCGTCATCCGACCAGCGCAGCAACAATTGAGGATTGGCGCCAACCACAGGCGATGTCTCAACAATTAGACTCAAGCCATCATCTTGCACAACGCCTAAGATGTTGTTGCAAGTCTGCGTCTCAATGTCCTGCGGCACGTTTGTGCCGAGGTTGGCGTTAAGCGACGGTGCGCCAGTTTCGGTGTTAATAATGACCTGCGTTTCCGTTGTGATTTCGGTCGGCGGGTCAAACGCGCTAACACCGGGCAAACCCACACCGGTTTCACAGTCAATCTGGAGCGAATGATGAGCGGTGCGCTTTAGATCGTTAGCGCCGGTCGGCAACGCACGCCAAGTGCGTAGCCACTTCTGTGTAGCGCCGTTGTCCGAGTAAACGGACAGGTCAAACGCATACAAGTTGCCGTTTTGGTAATCACCAATAACCGGCTCACCAAGAAACCGAGCATGACAATTGCCACGGTGACGTTTGAAGTCGCCGTTACGGAATCCAGCGCGCTCGTGCCAAGCGCCCGTAGCCGCGTCAAACACCCATGTCGTGTCGGCGTCCGTAAAGTTCAGCACATAGAACGTGTGACCGTCCTGCTGGTACGTATACGCCACGGCATCGGCAAGGTTGCCGTAACCCTGAATCGCAAACTCAACGGCGTGCGTAGATACGCGCACCGCTTGGTATCCCTGCGCTCTGTATACAATGCCCTGACCCCGAGCGTCTGCGCCGAGCCAGAAGACGGAGTTATCCATCTTGGCTACCGAGTACGGCGCAATACAGCCGACCTCGTTATAAGCGCCTTGGATGCGGGTGAGCGGAAAATCGGCGTCGCCGGAGTTGTACCAGACCTCCACGGAGTTCGTGCCAAATAGCCACGCCTCTCGATGGTCAACGATCAGGGATACTAGCCCGTCTGGTGAACCCTCAGCGCTTGCAAAATCCAAGGGGTCAATAGACAAGCCGTCCAATAGGCTCGTGACCCAGACGCGTTGCGAGTTCGGCTCGTTGAATACAAAGTAACCGTCAAGGTATCCGACCGTCACTGCGCCGGGAAAGTCCTCGTCAGTGATCTTGGCAAATGCCAAAGTGTCGGTGTTGTAGATAAACCCATCAGGGTTACAGGCAAGGAATATCTGCGTGCCGTTGTCGGCCATAGACACCGTGCCAGTGCCCGTCACATCGCCAATCTTGGTGGCGTTGTACGCAGCGTCTACCTTGTAGAACTCTTCGCCCGACACGACGTACAAGAAACTGCCGAGCGAGTACACGGCGCGAATTGGGCCGGTGCCGACCAAGCCCTTGTAGGCCAAGCCGGGGCAGCGTTGCAGGTAAGCAGGCTCCTTGCCACCCTCGGGAATAACCTCTGGGTAAAGATTGACCATCCGGTTGTCGGCTGCGTTGACCGACCGGATTACATACGACGACCCGAGGATCGGCGTCTTCATTAGAAGTTGCCCGTAAAGATATTAAAGCGCGGACGGTTGACGAGCAGCGCCGCAGGCATCGCCATCATGTCATCCGGGTTGTTGATGCGCTTCAAGTCGCGCTTGCTAGTCATAGCAATGCGCTGCACCTGCGGAGAGGGTTCGACACCAAACTCCGCCGCAAGTTCACAGGCCAAGTTAAATCGGAACGCCCGCAAGTATCCCGGCGGGAACGCCAAGTCAGTGTCCAGCGCGGCAGGAGTTGCCAGCGGGCGCACCGACACAAAATGGAACTCCAGTACGCGAGTCGGCACTGGATACACGTAAATCTCCACGTCTGGGTAGGTCATGTTGACCCACATCAACTGCGGATACGTAGACGTTACGGTCTTAACAGCAATATTGTTGTACTGCTCGTTATTGATCAGTTTGATGCCATACGACACGTTGGTCGAGGCGTCACGGAAATAGGTGGCGTCGTCCATCAGAATAGGACGCTCGGCTACGAACGTGCCGGTCGGTCCCATCGTAATGGTGCGAATGTTAGGCTGCCAGTTGTAAATCTGGTCTTGGGTTGAATAGACCGCCAAACGCTCGGTACTCCACGAGTCGAGCATCTGGTTCAATGCGGTGAGGGCATCCTGCGAGGTGGCCGCAGAAGGGACTTCGCCCTCGGCCAACTGCCCGATCAGCCGCAACGCGCCGTTGATTTGATCGGCAGCAGTTGTAGCCATGATTTACTCCTTACGGCGGCGACGCGTTCTCAACGCATTATGCTGAGAATCCCCCAGCGCCGCCACATCTGACGACGCCGAGGGTTCAGACTCATCAGGATCAGAGGGGTCAAACTCCTCCCATCCTTGTTCCATATCTTCCCTCGCTTCCATCCACGAGATAGCAATTTTCTCCCCATGTCTGGGGTGGCGAAGGTAGATATTGGACATATTACGAGGCCAAGAGCGGTACGCTGTACCAAGTGGTTGAATCGTAAGCAACCAACAACGTCGAGGTGTTAGCCGCGATGTCGTAAGAAGCGTTAGCCGACAGCGCGTTGACCGCATCACCCGAAGCCGGGTAAATCTTCAACGTAGCCGCCGCACCATTCTTGATGATCACAACCAACCCAGCCGACGCAGCCGGAAGAACCACGCCCTTCGTGCCGTCAGCGGCGCTAACTAGCGTAAAACCAGCAGCAACCGCAGCCGCCGTGCCTTGGCTGTTACCAGCCGCAGCCACCGTAGCCGACTTGATGACCAACGAGCCAGAAGCCGTCACAGTCGAAGCCGAGACGCTACCGGCGCTTACCGCACCCGTAACCGACGCAGAAGCCGCAGTAACGGCTCCAGTGACGCTTACGCTCTCAAACTCCGGGTCCGCGAAGGCAACACCAACTGCCTTAGTATTAGGCATATCAATACCCCTTTAGGTGATGCCCCCGGCAGTGTTACCTACCGGGGGCGTTGCCATTACGAAACGCGGTAGCAAGTCCAAGTGCCGACGCCGGTCTTGCGGGCACGGAAGTGGCCCGAAGTACCATTGTCAACCTGTCCAGCACCAACGAGCGTCCAGCCCGTGCCAATCGCCACGGTCACGTCGTCCGTTCCTGCGTCAATGTTGATGACGAAGAAATCAAACGCGCTATCTACCTTCTCGCTCATTGAGGAAAAAGCCGCCTCAAGGTCGGCAACGGTCGGCAACGTCAAGTCGCCAGCCGTTCCGTTGAAGGTGAAAAGGCCATTGACCAACTGAGCCGGGGTTGCCGTAGCAGCAGCCGTCAGCGCAGTCGGAGCGCTCTGCATGAAAAACAGCGGCTCACCAAGATTGCCATCGCCAATTTGATAACCGCCTGAACCATTAGGAAGTGCCATTTTTAGTTACTCCTTAAATTTAACCATTAACCCCAGAGGCGGACAGCCATCTGCGGACGGATCACCGAGTAGCCATACAGCACGTCGATACGGCACGGCATACGGTCGTTGTTGATGTCGTACTGACGAACAACGCGCATGGAGATACCGTTGTGGACCTGACGCGAAGCCATGTCAACGCCCTGCGGAAGCAGGAGGTCAGCCGTGGCAAACGCAATCGCGTCGCGGTGGTACACGAGGTTCTGCGGGTACTGGCTCGAAGCGCCACCCAAGAAGGTGACAGCAGCAGCAGCCTGCGGGAACGAGTCAACCGTGGCAAGCGCAACGCTAGAGGTGTAGATCGCCGGGCTAATCTTCACAGCAGCGTAAGCACCCGCAACAGCCGTCACGTCCTCAGTGACCACGAACTGCTGGAGCGAGCCAGTCGATTCGCGGGTCTGCGGGTTGACCGAGTACACGTTAGCAATCGTGAACACGTCGCCCTTCTTGATGGTCTGCGTGCCAGTGCCGGTGATGGCAATGGTCGAAGTACCTTGGGCCGAGATCGTCGAAGTGACGGTGTGCGTGCCCGAGCGGCTGCCGGTCGTGAACTGCTTGATCGACTGCGACATGGCAAGTTCGTCGTAACCGAGGATGCCTTCGCCCATCAAGCCGCTCTTGAACTGCTTGCTGATCGTCGACACCGGGTTGAACAAACCCTTCATGCCTTCCACGAGCGCGGCGTTAGCAGCCGGGTTCACGGTGGCGTAGCGGGGCGACATGCCAGCGGCGGCTTCGTTCAACTTCTGCTGCGCTTGCAACAGAACGAGCGAGGTGCCCGGAGTCGTGCCCGGAGTACCAACCGACTGGTAGATGCTGTTGAACGAGTTGGCAACGTCAGCGTCGATGCTGGAGGCCAACTGGCTGATACGCGGCTTCAGCACGCGCTCGGCAAAGTCGTCCAACTGCATCGTCATTTCGGCGGTCGTGAAGTTGACGCCGATGTGCTTCTGCGAAGCAACCGTCAAGGTCGTGAACTGCTCGTTGTCGTCCTGAACTTGCAGGGCGGCACCGTCGGTCACAAGGGCGCGGTCCGGCAGACGGATACGCAGCGTGGTGCCGATCTTGGCGCCTTCCACGGCATACGAATCGTCGTACTGACGGTTCACGTTGCGGGTGATCACAAGGTTGTTCTCAAGGATTTCGAGAGCCTTCCGAGTGATCATGTCAATAGTAAGAAGTGTATTAGCCACTTTCGTGTCCTCAAAAAGATGTTAGCGGTTACGCGCTTCCCAATTCTTAATCTGTCGCTGACGCTCGCGCTCGATCCACTCTGACGCACTCATGGCCGAAATTGACCGTGGGTCCGTCGTGTCGTAGACCGGAGCGCCAGTGCCTTTTGCCGTGACAGGCTTAATAGGCGGGGGCGCACTGGTAGTCTTTTTAACAGGGGCAGGACTGTCGGCCATTTTGGCCTCAATCTTCCCGATTTCCTTAGCCTGAAGGAACTGCGGTAAGCGGGAAATGCGCTCGGCTTCTTTCGGATTAGACCCCAGAAAGTAGGCTATATCTGGCCCCAAATCTGACGCCTGAATCGTCTGTGCCATCACAGTCGTGATCGGCAGCGAGTTGTTGTACGCGACTTGCTCGAAGTCGTCGTACTTGTCACGCGCCGCTTCTTCACGCTCGTGATACGCCTCTAAGAGAGCCATCTGCTCCCGCTCTGCTTCGCGTCGGGCGAGGAGTTCCGTTGCTTTGCGTTCGGCCAGAGCCTCGGCATAAGCGTCAGGGTCTTCGTCCTTGCTAGGCAGGGCAGCGGCATCAACCTGTGACGGCTGGGCCTTTAGCGCCTGCTCTCTCTCCCACTTGCGACGTTCCCTCGCAAGCCTCTTGCCAACCATTGCGTCCAACTCTTCTTGAGTAAACGTCTTGGCTGACTTTTCCTCCGGCTGTTGCGTTTCTGCAACGACTTCAGGTTCCGGGGCCGCCGTAGCCTCCGGTTCCGGCGCGGGTACTTCCGCTACAACTTCAGGGACTTGGTTTTCGTCCGTCATAACACTTCCTTACGGAAACCTGGTGAACCGCACCAGTACGGATAGACAATACTGTATGGCTTCACAGGGCGCAACTATGACGCCGCAATGGTGGTAACGGTTCCGCCAGCGCCTCGGTACTTCAAAGCACCCGACTCAACGTACAACTGACCCACGCCCGTGGGGGAAGTTGACGGAGCCGTGCCGTTGGCGATTGCCAATACCTTTTCGGCGCTAGTGCCAAAGGTTTCTGTGCCGATTCCGACGTTGTATTCCTTGATAGCCAAGGTGTCGTTCGGATTGGCATTAACTCGGAACGCAAAGTAAGCGCCGCCGTAGTTGGTATTCCACAGAATCTTGGCAGCGTCAGAGTTAACGGTATAACCGTAACTGTTGGTGGCGTCCCGCTGAACCAGCGAGTTAGTCACAATCGTCGTGACAGGTGCCGTCAGGTTAGACGCAATGTTGCCAACAATAATCGGATTGGTTCCGGTTCCGCCCGCTACTGCGGTGCTGGCACCGTCAAAGTCGTTGTAACGGATGCGCGTGTTGGACACCGTTCCAGCGCTGCCGTTGTAAAGCAAACCGTAATCGCCGCTCTTAACGACGTTGTTCTCAATGACCGTTCGAGTCAGCGTAGCGCCAGAATACGAATCCCATACAATTCCGTAAGTCGATCCGATGATGCGATTAAAAGTGATGTGGGCATCGGTCATGGTTCCGGTAGCCGGGCTTGCCAAGAAAATGCCCGTTTGGCAGTTGCGGATAATGTTGTTGTCCGCCACCACAAACGTGCCAGCACCTTCTAAACGGATGCCAACGATGTTGGTTGAGGCAGCGCATTGAATGATGTTGTTGCTAATCTGGACGTTTTGATACGTCGTTGATTCATCGCAAGTAATACCGCACTCTTCGCAGAGGTTGCCGTAAACCACCGCGTCATCAGTCTGAACGCGAATAGCCCCGCCTTTGCCGGACGCAGAAACGCCGTTAGTAATGTTCTTGACGTTGTTGCCCCACACAGAGTTTGAGTAACCCTGCGGGGAAACCGGAGCAGCGCGGGTGTTACCCTTGATGTTGATGCCTTGGTTATCGGCGCTACCGGCGGCGTGAACGTTGGTAACGTAGTTGCCGTACACTTGCCCCCAACGAACCTTGGTGTAGATGCCCCAAGCCTCGCCGGTTCCGCTCTGCGACAATCCGTCAATCTTGTTGTCAGCAATTGTAACGGCACGGCCATATACCAGAATTGCCGCTAAGGATCGAGTCCCCGTAGCCGACAAGGTTTTAAAACGATTGTTAACAATCCAGCCGTTCTGCCAAGTGTCTTGGTCGGCGTAAGTGTTAGTGCCAATTAAAACGCCGTAGGCAGTAGAGCCGCTGGTGCCTACGCATCCCTCAAAATCGTTGTTTTCAATGTGGTAATTGTCAATCGGAACCTGAATAGCAACCACGTTGCTAGTGCAGTTTACAAATCGGCAATTCAAAATATGAAAATACGTGTAGGAGCCGCCTTGAGCGGTAGTGCGGCGAATCGCACTTGTCCAACGGTCAAATACGACGTTTTCAACCTCAAAGTTGGTTGACGGAGAAAGACACGGCACCGCAGTAGCAGGACCGCGTAGCGTTGAGTTGCCCGACGATCCGCTAATAGCGCCGCCGATGATTCTTAATCGGCCTGCGGTCTGATATTCAGTCCACGTAGAAAGCAAGTACGTTGCTCCCATACGCAACTGCAAAGTCTTGCCTTGGGCAACAGCCGCATCCATAGCAGCGCGCATGGCAACCGTATCGTCCGTCGTGCCATCGCCTATGGCCCCAAACTGTTCTGGGGTCAAGACTTGTCCGTTTACGATAGACGCAACCGTGGCTTTTTTGGTGACGCCGGATTGGTCAAGAGGCAGAACTTCATTGCCCGTCAGCGGAGTCGTAGCATCCGGCAACTGAGAAATTTTAACGGTGGTCATGTTTTACCCCAATCAATTCGGATACGTTGCCGACCAGCGAATAAAGTCGCCGGTTCCAAAGGTTCCGGGGCTGGTAGCCGTTACGGAACCGCTGGTGTCTCGAAGCAGGTTTGCCACAGAGGAACCCACGGGAATCTGCAAAAATCCCTCATAAATAGTTCCGCCGATGTTCATGTACACCGTGCCGCCAGCAAAGTTAATGTCATTTTTCATGGCGGCTGGCAACGAAATGCTCAGGATTCCCGTTCCCAAAGTCGTAGTGCTGCCAATCGTCAGTTCACCCACGATTGACGTAGTAGAACCTGATCGAGAGAAAGAGCCAGTAATCGTGCCGTTGCCAAGGCTGGGTGCTGTGCCGCCGGAAGTAAGGGAAGGCGTATACGCCTGTCGCCAAGCGTCTAACAGATTTCGCGTGTTGTTAGCGTTATCAATAATCGGCAGATTGTTGTAACTGTTGCCCTGCAACGCGATGTTGTCAGAGGTTGTCTGAATTGTAATCTGCGGGGTAATAGCCGAACTAATAATAGTGTGGTTGTTACCCTGAATCGTCAGCGCTAATTGGTTTGCCAATCGGCAATTGCTAATCAACGTGGCGCGAGAGTTCAGGCTGTAGAACAAATCAGCCAAAAAACTATTGGTAACGTAAGTGTTGTTGCTAGAACCAAACGAGAAAGAACAGAACCCATTTGTCTCAATGTGCGCGAACTTGCGCGGGTACGCGCCGGACTCCACGCTGCCGGTGTCTTGAATAACAATAGCAAAGTTGCCGGTTCCGGTTGCGCCGTTGGTTTGCGAGGCGATTAGGTCAAACACGGAACACTGAGCGCCACCCTGCGATTGAAAGTACAAGCAGGCAGCCGCAAAGTTGGTGATTCGGCAACTAGTGATGTTTTGCCGACCGTTGCCGTTGTTAATAACAACGCCTTGGCCGGTGTAGGTGGAACCCTGACCATCCAACCAAAGGCCAGAAAGGTTGGCGTAATTACCTAACGTCATCATGTCGCCGTTAAAGGCGTGAATTAACTTGCTAGTGCCTCGACCGGCGCCAATCAAACTAGTGTTAGCAGGAACGGCAAGCGTAGAAGTGATTTTGTACGTTCCGGGTGGGACGTATACCGCTGTAGAAACGTCCATTGCAGCAACAAACGCCGCAGTGTCGTCGGCAATACCGTCGCCGACAGCGCCAAACGCCTTAACGTTAGCCATCGTAGCCAACGCCGACACGGCTGCCTTTTTTGTCACTCCGCTTTGTACGATAGGTGCAAATTCCGCACCCGACAGCGGCAACGTGGCGGCAGGCAGTTGCGAAATCTTAATCGTACTCATTAGATCGGCGCTCCATCTACAGTAATGCCAAACTCATTGCTGATAACGCCAGATGCGGTCGGTAACGTCGGCTCAACAACCGGCGGCACTTCGCCTTCTGGCAACGTCACAGCATACTCACATTCTACCCAAGCCATCTGGCCGTGGTTCCAGTTCCATTGGTAGCCGGGACGGTCGGCAGGCTTGGGATCACGCACGACCCACTCGCCGTTCAGCCAAGCAACTTCCTTACCCTCCGGCGCTTCCGGTTTGGCAGGCACTTCATACCAGCCCTTATTGTTGTCGATGACTTCAACCGGGTAATGGCCTTTAAAACTATAGAGTGTCATGGGCTACCTCACAGAAGCGGGAACGCCGTAGTCGGCGGTGTAAAGTTGCTGGTGTAACGGGCAATACCTTTGGTGATTCGAAAGTCGTCGATGTAACCGTTAGTGTCGGCAGTTACGCTTCCATTATAAAATTCTGCGCCAACATACAGATTTCCGCTTGGGACAAACGTTGATGATGTCCACGAACTGCCCGTATCAGTTCCGTTGACATAAATTCGCACGGTATTGTTGTATTTGACTAAAGCAATATGCTCCCAGACTGATGTTGACGATGATCCGGCGCTGATTCTGACGGTATCGTTGTTATATACGCGCCAAGCAGATGCGCTCGTTGAATAGTAAAACCCTATTCCCGTAAAAAAGTAATCATCACCAATAGTAAATGCTCGGAAGTTTCCGCTGTTTCTGTAAGCCCAGAACTCAACCGTAAAGTCGCCAGATAATGAGAAATTTTGGCCGCTTGGCGCAAGCAAATAATCCCCCGTCCCATCGAAATACATCGACGACCCGCCGAACTTGCTCTGCGTCGTGCTGATCTGCGCGTTACCCACCGTCTCAAGGTTGTTTTTGGACGTAGCGTCGTAGATGCCAGCGTTGGTGTAATTCAGCAGGAGCGAGGTGTTGGTTATGGCTGTGAGCGGAGCGGTTGGAGGCGTGAAGGCTGCGGTGTAGACAGCAGTGCCTTTGACAATACGGTAATCAGCAATGTAACCGTTCATCGCATAAATGTATGAACCAGTTGTTCCACCAACTCCAATATTTACCGCTTCTGTAGAAACGTAAACGCTTCCAGAAAATGCGCCCGATAGTGTGTTTTTAACACCATTTACATAAACGGAAACGTCTGATCCGTTTCTAACCCAAGCAATATGACTCCATTGCCCAGCCGATATAGCAGAGGTTGAATTGGCATTGATGCCCCAAGAACTTCCCGTTGTTGTTACTTGAGTGCTAATTGTCCCATTTGTATTAATGGTGCCAACAAGCCAACGATAATCTAAATCGGTGTTTGTGCGTTTTGAGGTTATTGCAAGAGGACTGGCTAAAGATGTGGGATACACCCAAGTCTCAATCGTCCAGTTTCCAGAACCAAAATCAAATGCCGCATTATTAGCGACCTGCAAATAATCCCCACTTCCATCAAAATACCCACTCCCGCCATACGTCGCTGCACTCCACGCTGCCGTGGGGTTGAACGGGCTGAAGGCTTGGACGGATGCGCCGCTTCCCGCAGTAATTGTTTTTGCGGTTGTAGCCGTGTTGGTGTCAATGAACCTGTTTGACGTACAGGTGAGCAAAGACTGCCCCGACGTTGACGTTGAAAGCGGAGTTGTAGTGTTGAACGTGGTTAGTGCGGTGCCTTTAATAACAGACACTTGCGCCATATACCCCGGAAATTGGCGGTTTGTCGTGTCATACGATGCTCTTCCAACATATACAACATCGCTAACATTTGTAGTCGGGGTTCCAGAAGAAGTAAAAGTTCCGTCTGCTACGCCGTTGAGATAGTAAGTAAATGTATTTCCACTTCTTGTAAGTGCAACATGAGTCCAAAAATTTAATGGAATAGGGCTGTTATTGGCTCCTAAAAACCCGGAATAATTAAAACCGAAATTTAATTTATCGTTGTAGTAGTACCAATGCCAACCATTAAACGTGGTTGGCGCACCTCGGCTAAGAATTTCTGAACCGTTTGCTTGAGATGCGGCAGTTGGGAATATCCACGCTTGAAGAGTGAAATCTCCACTTAAATCAAGATCTGTCGTTGGCGGCGTACTTAAAAATCCGTTAGCCGTCCCGTCAAAGTAGTTCCCCCACCCCGTCTGCGAGAACGGCGAGAACGTACCCTGCGTGGTGTTGCCGTTGCGGGTAATCGTGAAATTGTTAGTAGACGAGTCTAGGAACGTATTGTTTTGCGCTCCGTTGGTGCCGTTACCGGGCAGCAGCAGAGTGTTGTACTCGAAATTAGGATCAGATGCGACCTGCGGGACAGCGCCCAGCAAGAGATGCTGTGAACCGCTCATGGCTTAACTCACGTTGCCGGAAATAACGCAGACCGTACCCGAAAGGAACAGAATCGTCGCAACGCCTCTTGTAGCCAATGACACGCTCGCCTTGTCCGCATCCGTACCCGCGATGTACGCCGTCGTAATCGTGCAAGTAATCGTGATAGCGCCCGAGGTGTTGTTAAAGATAGACACCACATCGCCAGCCGCAAATGTCGCATCGGGAATCGTGATAGAGCCAGAAGCGCCCACTTCGATAAACTTACCGACATCGCCGGTAGCCAGCGAATAGGAAGTCGTTTTAGCCGATCCAGACTGCGGGATGTTGCGAAAACCAACGCTGAAGTTCTCATCCGGCAGCGTCACGGTACGCGCAGCAGACGGGCCGCTGAACGTAATAACTTGCGTAAATACCGGCACCGTCGTGTTGGCATCCGGCAACGTCATTGTGCGGCTCGCAGATAGCGTCGTCGGGGTCAGCGTAACGGCATACGAATTCGTACCGCCAGCGCGACCAGCCAACACCACAGCGTCCTGCGTGGCGGCAGCCTCGGAGCGCACCGCACTCGCAGCGCGGAACGTCTGGGCTGCCGTGAAGGTGTTAACAGTGCTAGTGACTAGCCCAAGAATGTTCGTTCCGGTTAATTTGTAGTTAGCGCCGGAGCGGGCAATGACATACTCGTCGCCTGCTTGGGCCGGTGCGCCGGAACTTAATGCACTAATCTTAGTGTCGGCCATGACTTACTCCAATTCAATTTTGCTGTCGTCTTCGAGCAGCACAAATGAGTCGTCTTCAAGCAACAAGTAACTTGCGCCCGGTGTGGGAGCGACTTTAGGTTTGCCAAGGGCAATAATGGACCC